TCACATCACCGGGCAGTCATCAAACTCCGCATTCCTGGCATCATTAATGATGTACGTGATCACTCCAAATATAGCGGGTGCAGAACTGTAACCATCATCATCTGCTGGCAGCGCTTCCCTTCTCCCGTTATCCAGATTAACCAGGTGCGGCTGAGGATGAGTCCGATATCGCTTGATCCTGAATTCCCCGTCGATTGCACATATCAGCAGTGAACCATCGCAGGCAGTAAGTGACGCATCCACAACAAGCAACGCTCCCTGGATTATCCCTTCCCTGAAATGTGAACGCGATGCCCGCATGAAATAAGTCGCTGCGGGCTGACTGATTAGCTGCTGATCGAGGGAGATTCGTGTTTCAACATAATCTGCCGCAGGTGAAGGAAATCCCATGTTTACGCCCTCTCTTGAATACCGGATAAAAACACAGTATAAATACTGTATATCCATCCAGCAAAGAGGCAATGAGCAATGTTCGTGGAACTCGTTTATGACAAAAGGAATTTTGATGGTCTGCCCGGTGCAAAAGATATCATTCTGGGCGAGTTAACTAAGAGAGTTCACCGGATCTTCCCCGATGCTGATGTTCGGGTTAAACCGATGATGACACTGCCGGCGATCAACACTGACGCCAGCAAGCATGAGAAGGAACAGATAAGCCGTACTGTTCAGGAAATGTTTGAAGAGGCTGAATTCTGGTTAGTGAGTGAGTAAAGATTTTCAATGCCCGCCACAGTTACGTATTGATTATGCTGTGGAGGATATTCATTTTCGTAAACGTTGGTTTGGGAGAAGCGGCAAAACGGAATGTGGGAACAGGGGAAAATCAGATACCAGATATGTCTGCATTTCCATCTGGCAATAACTGGTTTCAGTTACCAAGTGGACATATCGTTCAGATATTTTCCATGAACGTTCTTGGTGCAGATGCTAATGGCACGTCAGCTAATTACCCCATTGCTTTTCCAACAACGATGATTGCTGTCAGTGCTCTATGGTCTGATGGGACTGTAGCAAATGCACCGACATACAAGATGATGGGGAACACGACTAACAGAACAACTTTGACGATAAAAGTATCAGCCAGCTCAGGTACTTACGGGACAATGATTATTGCGGTGGGACGATAATATGAATAAATACAGTTACTCTCCTTCAGAAAATGCCTTTTATGCTGTTGCGTTAAAAAATACCTATGAATTGAGTGGCACATGGCCAGCTGATGCATTAGATATTCCTGATGACATTTCTGTAAAATATATGGCGGAACCGCCACAAGGGAAAATCCGAGTTGCAGGGGAAAATGGTTTTCCCACATGGGCTGAAATACCTCCACCATCACATGAGGAACTTATTGAACAGGCCGAATCAGAGAGGCAATTATTGATTAACCAGGCCAACGAATACATGAACAGTAAACAATGGCCCGGTAAAGCCGCTATTGGTCGTCTGAAAGGCGAGGAACTGGCACAATATAATTCGTGGCTGGATTATCTGGACGCACTGGAACTGGTCGATACTTCCGGTACGCCCGATATTGAATGGCCTACGCCTCCGGCAGTTCAGGCCAGATGACATCCGGCGCGGTGCTGGTATCTGTTGCAGTCACCGCGTCAATGTAATCCAGCACGGCGTTAAGTCGGGTTGTTTCTGCCTGAGTCAGTTTCCGTCCGGCCTGTAATTTCAGCTGAATCAGACTAATGGAAGCCATTGCTGCATCAATCAGTGATTGGCGCTGTGCTTCTGCCGCTTCTACTGAGGCACCGTGTTGTGCCTCAGTATCTGTCACCCATTTCTCACCATCCCATTTATCATATGGCGTTAACGGTGAAAGCGTGACATAACCGTTTTTGATGGCACCGATATAATCCACTGTAACAGCTGCGCCATTTTCGATTGAGTAAACAGTCTCATTGCGATGGTCTTCCTCATGGCTCCATCCCTTACCTGTAAATACTGCCACTCTTCCCGGAATGTTTTCGTCCGGGTCAATACCAGTGGAACAGGCGGGCATACTTACGCCAGTATTAATATATTCATCAGACCAGCCCGTATATTCAGACGTTACTGCATCATAATAAAAACAACGCATATCACCCGGCACTGCAGCCAGCCCATTTTCATCAAAAACAGGTTTCATTATTTAGCCCTCACCAGAAAGTTAAATGCAATATTTCGCGGTCTGACAGCAACAAAATTCACACCATCACCCACAGAGTTACTGTTGAAATTAAATCGTGAAAATCCTGGCTGATTTCCGGCGATGCCATCATGAAAGTTAATTGCGTGTCCAGCACCTCCGCCTATATTCCCGGCAAACTGAGAAAAGTTTGTAGCTTCCTGCCAGCTTAATAATTCGCGACCACCATCTGCACCTCGCCCGTCATCCCAGACACGAATGAAATCACCGCGGGCTTCAGGTAATACCAGCGAAGGAAACACTTTCGCCAGCACAGGATAATCAGTGGCAGAGAATTTCGCGCCGTTGAACTTCAAAAACACCATACTGGACCAGCTGTCGATTACAGTATTTGGCATTGCAGCGGACGGCCAGAAGAACGGAACGCCAATAGCTGGAGAACCTTCTCCCAAACCAAGGTTTGTGCGAGCGTCTGCGGCATTCGTTGCGCCGGTTCCGCCGTCTGCGACAGTAACCGCACCGTTGCTCCCTTTCTGCGCAAGTTTACCGATGCCTGGGATGGTTACGGCGGTGCCGTTGATGGTAACTGTGATGCTTTGGTTTGCTGAGGTGGTGGCGAACGTCTCCCACGCGCCAATATTCTCGTCGTACTCTTTGATGAGCTGTGACATGGCCTGCGCCAGGCCGTCGACTGAGATATTGTCCGACACAAGGATTCCATACTTCTGGCCGCTCAGCGCCGGGGAAACTGCTGGCGTAACCGTCATTGACGTGGCGCTGTTCACGGATGAAATCTGAAACAGCTGCACCGGGTTAGACATCACGATAATCGTCTGGCCAGCGCGGACCTGGCTGGCGGGAGCTGTCCAGTTTGTGCCGGAGCCGGTTGCGGTATTTCCGTTAATAGAGATAGTTCCGGTGCTATAAATCATAACAACTCCTAAATTTAGACAACATGAAGCCCGGAGAGGTATATAACCCTCACCAGAAATAATTTCTGAATTGGTTTTTAATACATGTTGGGCAACGCCAGTGTTGGCATAGCTATAGTTGTATCAAATGCCATTGACCACCCACCCAAATAATAATTGCCGACTACTTTATTCCTTTCTGCTCTGACATTCCCACCTGTCATTACAATTCCTTTATACCTAATATTTCCGTAACCACCAACGTGTCGACAGTTAGCCCCGGTATAAACAATCTGGCAAAATTCATCACCAATATTCAGGTTCGCATTGGCGATATTTATTGTCCCATCAAAAATGAATGGCTTCGTGCAAGTAAGAAGACGTTTGCGTTGACGATTGGTTTATTCAATCCATCAACTAAAATATCATGTAAACGAATTGCCATAACATTTCCCACTTTATTTTACTTACTCAACACAACAAGTATATTAAAATTGAACCTTGTCAACAACACAAAGGAGTCCCAATGAAACTCGCTCTAATTATGCTGCCATTATGTCTGTCCCTCACTGCATGTGGTAATGGTTTAAATACCGGTAAACCAAATTCCGGTGTCATTCCAAAACCTTTGGATCGAGATGGTAACGGTTCTTTAATTTATGATACCGAAAACCTTCCAATGACGGGGCAGTGGTGTCACGAGATTGATCACGAATACCGACGAATCGGTAGCCCTTCTAACTGTGTTATAGACTACTAAATATTAACCCCTCAAAAGAGGGGTTAATATTTTAACCTGTGAATGAACCAGATCCGTGTGATACTATGATAGTAGGCGAAGAAATTGACGCACCCCTGTTATTTTGAGCGGACACTTTAATACGCACTGTTACGTTTGGACCTGTTACAACCGCAGAATGCATGATAAGTCTCTCCATGTCTTGCACGGATGAACCACTCTCATTGCCGTTAATGTCGATTGTTCCTGCACCATTACCTTTAACGTTTGCTATAACACAGACGTGTCTTGCGTGCCCAGAACTGGATGAATCATTATAAGTCATTACCTTTTCTAAATATCCGTCACTAGACCGACTCACATTCGTCCCTGTGTGCATATTTGCAATGTCCCCGATAAAACTTTGGGCTTCCACAGTCCCTTTGAATTTACCGCTTGTTGCTTGGATCTCACCAGTAAAGCTACCGCCACTAGCATATACTACACCTCTGACGGTCACATTGTTGAATTCAGCATCTCCAGCTTTATTCAACTTCCAACCAGCAGAACCAGCTGCATAGTTGTTGGACTGGATATAGTTACCGATTTTTGCGTTCTCAATGGTGCCGTCCTGGATGAAGCTGGCCCGGATGAATGTCTGCCCGTTCTGGATCACGAACGGCAAAGCTACGCTATTTCCGGCTGCCGTGGTGACGGCGAAGCGGTCAGCCAGGAAGATAACCTGCGACTGCATGCCGGATGGCGTATTCTCCACGCCGATACCCATCCCCGCGGCGTAATACTGCCCGTTGCTGGAGACACCAACCTTGATGTTGTACATCGCGCTGAGTTCGCCATTAACGTTGGCTATAGCCTGAGCGTTAGTGGTGATGGCGGAGGTATGCCCGTTCACGGTCGCCGTGATGCCGTTTATCTGCGTGGCGGTGGCCTGCTGATAGTCGGAGAGCGTCTGATTCAGGCTGTTGATGGATGCCTTGTTGCCGTTGACGTCCGTCTGCAGGCTCAGCAATGAACGTGCTGTGGCTTCCTTCTCACTGACGATCACCTCGTCGAGACGGTCCAGATTCGCGCTGTTGCCGGCGACCGATGCAGAAAGGGTTTTACGCGTGGCCACCTGAGCGAGGTTGGCCTGGATTATCGCAATTGCAGAGTTCTTCACCCCGCCCGTCATGCCGTCCATAGAAACGCTGATGTTGTCGATTCGCTGGCCCAGGGCGGTATCAGCCGTCGCAACGGTCTGCTCAAGCTGACTGAGTGAAGACGAAACATTCCCGACCGTGCTGGAAAGCTCATTAACGCTGGTCTGAACCTTCCCGACGTCCTGGGCATTTTTGGCGATATCTTTCGCTTGCTGCTCCAGTTCGTCGTTGGCCTGTTTGATATCGTTAGCCATGCCAGCAATTTTTTCGTTGCTGTCCACCGCGTTCTCGATCAGGTCTTTGAACGTTTCCGACTCTTTCATATCCTCCAGAATGTCATTAGTTATTTCGCTGACATCTATCGAGGACGTGCCCATGATCCAGTCGGTCCAGTCCCCGGCGTTACCGATACGGTCAATCAGGCGCGCGCGGTACCACTGGCGAACGCCGGCAGGCATGGGGCCATGCTGATAATCTGCAGCCGGGTACGGCACCAGGACCAGCAGTTCAGGATTGGCGTAGTCGGCAGTTGTGGCGCGCTGAATCTCTGTATAGGCCGTGTCGCCTGAGCCATCCGGAAATTTCCAGGTCAGGTCGATATGCCAGACCACATCTTCGGTCGCCAGGAAGTTGAGCGGAGTACCCGGTTTTCCCGTTTTACCGGAGAGATAAGTTGTTTCACCGTATCCCCATGGTGACGACGTATCCTGCGCATTCAGCGCCCGTACGCGCACGTCATAGCTGCCCGAATAAATGCCCTGAACCGAGAAACCCTGCGCGCTGGTAACCGGAACGTTTATCCAGTCCCCGTTGTCCTTACGCCACTGGGCAACATACCGGATTGCGCCCTCTACCTTATCCCATGACACGTCCAGGCTTGCTACAGTCAGCCCCTGAGACACATGATCGCTCTCAGTCACCACGATATTCTTCGGAGCAGACAGGACGCTTATCGGCGTGACGGTGATCGGGGGAGACTCGACCCGAACGCCGTCATCGATGTAACGATATTTGTTTGGATCGTGCTGAACGGCCGTAATAGTGAAACCGCCTGTACTGTCGTCGTTAGCCGCGATTGAGGTGACCCTGAAGTACTGTATTGCGAGGTTATCACTGTCTATCGCCCAAACAGCGCCCGCCACAGGAACCTGACTGAATGCCGTAGCCACCGTCACCGTTTTTTTATCGGCGCTCACCGCGCTGATTGTCCGCGTCTGGGCTTTTCCGTCGGGAAGGTTAACCACCAGCCGGTCTTTCGCCGCGTAGTCTATTTCTCGATCGAGGGTAATTTGGCGGCCGTTGGCCGCGCTTATACGGCCCCCGTTCTCCTTACCAGAGCGGAAAGGATCGGCGACACCGATAATTTCAGCGGGCAAAGGGATATAACCGTCCAGCCCCACGCCAAACGATACGGTCCCGTCTTTGGCATTGGAGAGCAATACCCAGCGACCGCGTCGGTGCGCTTCACTTTGCGAGGTGCAGCCGATTGCGGTCAGGGACGTCTGCCGGACGTCGTAACGTTCTACAAGCGCCGAATCGTAAACCCCCTCAACGGTATCGCTGTAATGGTTCTGCGGATCGGACCAGGACACCAGGCAGGAGCTGTAGCGATTCTTGTATGAGCCGCCCGCATAAGTAAACAGCCCATCGATAACGTTTGAGACGTTATAAACCCAGTCAACATCGTCCTGCGGGACGTCTGCCTGGACATAAATCTGATCGTTTCCCCAGAACGTTATTCCACGAAATACCGCGGCGAGATCGTTAAGTACCTGCCAGGCGTCCTCCTGGCTCTGAATGAAAACGTTGCAGGTGAAACGCGGTTCGGTGCCACCGGCCCCGTCGGAAACCATTTCGTCACAGTACTGGGCGATTGAATACAGCGCCCACTTATCCACCATGGACGCATCCACGCGCGTGCCCATGCCGTAAATTTCATCCAGAACCAGATCGTAAAAGATCCAGGCAGGGTTATTGGACCATGCCATTTTGAACCCGCCGGACCATGAACCAGAATAGGTTCGGGTTTTCGGATCGTAATTATCCGGAACCTTAATCAGCTTGCCTTTTATCTTACAGGTCACTTTCGGCGCGCTGCCGTTGAATTGGCTGCTGTCCACTTCGACATACAGGAGCGCTGTTAAAGGATAACGAAGCTTGCTGTCGATGACTTCCGCATACGAAAACACCTTGAAGGCGTTAACCAGTTTCGAATTTGATCCGCTGGCATCAGCCGTAATACGCCTGACCCTGACAGACCAGCCGGACGTGGATTTTGGCAGATCGATACGGTGGTCACGCTGATATTCCGTCGTGGTCTTTCCGTCAAACTTGCCGTTTACAACCGTTTTCCAGGCGCCGCCGTCCGTTGATAAATCGATCGCATACTCGGTGACCGTGCCCACCATATCGCCATTATCTTTATAGAGATACTGGACCGGAAGGCTGAGCTTGATACGGATGGCATCCAGGGAAAGGTTTGTAAACTGGCGCGTCCAGGGCGCGGTGGTGGTGACAGTTGTGCCCACGGCCAGCTCGTTGTCGACCTGGGGCATCCCGGCAATATAGGTCTGGTCCTGTGTGCCCTTGCGGAACTCCCATTTCACGCCGCTGAAGTTGTATTCCCCGCTGTCGTTTGCCAGCGGCGTATCGTTGAGAAAAATGTTCTGAGCGGTCAGGTCGCCCTGTATTTCCCCCTCAGAAACGGCAATGAGCATTTTTAATTTTGCGACCGACAGCAGATCGTCAGGCTGCTCAACCGGAGTATGTGAACTGCCACCTCCCCCTTTGGCACCCTGCAGGATGGTTTCTTGTTTAAGAAGCTGCATTTTTTCACCCATAAAAAAAGGTGCCGAAGCACCTTTAAGTTAGTGGCCGCTGGCCTACTGCTGATCGCTCGAGTACATACCGGCGCTGACTATCGCTCCCCCTGCCTCAGTCAGACCGTAGGCCAGGGGGACAGGATGCCCCATAGCGACGGTATTGACCGGCGCCCCGAAGGCGTAGTTAGGCGTGTTGTCCGTGCTGGAGGATTTACCCGCGCCGAAGGATGGCTGGGGCGTGAGCATCTGGACAACGCCCCCCAGCATCATCGACACTCCGACCCCTGTCAGAATTGACGTGGCGCTGATAGCTGTTGCACTCATCGCCGCGCCCCAGGCTGCCATGCTCGCACCAGCGGTAAAGAATGCAGCGACCAGCGCAACAGCCCCGACAACTATCTGCAGGACGCCCGAACTTTTGGCCCCCTCATAAACGGGCACGATCCGGTACACGCTTCCACCGCGGGTCATATCAAACTCTTCCAGCCCGATATTGTTGCCACCGTTAAAAAAGGCGAAACGGATCCCCTTCATATGAGCTTCAGACATATATTTTTTGAATCCGGGAACCTGTGAACACATGGCCCTGAGCATCTCGCGCAGGTCGGCAACATCAAACTGAACGCGTTTACCGAATTTTTTTGCCATTTTACCTTCGAGAATAAGCGTCTTAACCATGCATTCTGTCCTTATGCCTGACCACCCGGACCGTTCTGTCGCGATAATATTTTCCATAAGGCGTTCGCGAAGAAAGGTGCCCGAAAAGATGATGGAGAATGATGTTATCACCCACATATACCGCGGCGTGATTAGTCACCGATGCCTGCACACTCATCATGATGATATCTCCGGGCTGCATTGCACCGGCGGCAATCTCAACGAATCCCTCACGCTCCCAGTTGTCGTCGTAGAGACGCTCCTTGCCGCTCTCCCACCATTCGTAAGGTACTGAATAATTGCCGAGAACAATGCCGTATTCGCGCAGATAAAATTCACGGATAAGCGACCAGCAGTCGGCGTAACCCAGCACCCACTGCCGCCCGGCATAATCCCGGTCTTCACGCGGGGAAATCGTACAAAAATCCCCGTCCGGCCAGGACATGATCCCCCACTCAATCCCCGACCAGTCGCACTGGATCCGGTCCAGCTCTGAGGGCACCAGCCGAACCACATCCGGATGGGAATGAATGAGCATGATGATCTCACCGCGCGCGCGGGCAGCGAGCTGGTCTTCCGGGGAGAGCGTGAATGTCTCCTCGGGTTTATCGGCAATGTTGCGGCAGGGAATAAAGATTTGTTGCTGGCCTGACTGAACAATCAGGCCGCAGGCTTCTTTGGGGTATTCAGCAGCGACGTGCTGACGGATAGCATCCAGCAATTTTTCACGCATTTTTATTTCCCCTGCAGGTTTGCAGCCGGAAAACCGCCGAACGGCAGCGGCGCATCCGGGCCGTGACGATCCTGACAATCCTGCCGGCGGCCGCCACAAACATCTTTCGACGGGTCATCGGTCGGTGTACCGTCTTTGGTAAAGTATTTCGTGCCGTTGTAATCGCATCCGGTCCCGCTTCGGTACCAGCCCCGCATACACCAGGTGCAGACAGGCGTAATCTGCCGTGTCGGCAGCTGCAGGCTCTGAATATCGAAAGGAGAACACAGCTCGAAATCAACCTGTACCCGCGTCTCTGCGGTTTTAGCATTGACGTAAAAGAGCTGTAAGCGCTCATCGGCCGGGCTGGCACCCGGATTACCGTTTTTCCAGTTGGCGGCATCGAGATACTTCGAAAGCGTGGTATGGATTTTGACCTTAGCCCTGACCATATCGTCATATTCAAGACACAGCGCGGTGACATAGTTTCCGACGTTCCCGACGGACAGCGTGGGCGTTGGCTGGGAACCTGTACTCGATAACTCCATCCCCTTAAGTTCGTAGGGATGGGGATCGTACTGGTTTCCCTGCCAGATAATGGCGGGCAGATTTTCTGCGGCGAAGGCTGCCCACCCCTCTTCCTGAATATTGTGCGCATGAAAACGCAGCACCTGATCCATACCGAATTCAGTGCCGTCGATCTCAATCAGCTGAATAACGCTGCCGGGCTCAAGCTGTTGTATGTCTGCCGTAAAACTCATACTCCCCCCATAAAAAAAAGCCGCCCGGAGGCAGCTTTCAGTGTTTTTCGAGAAAATCAGGGCGCGAACGCCTGTTCAAAAGTGAAGGCCACAGTGGCTTTTTTCCCGGTAGGGAAAGAAACGCTGAACGAATCGGCCTTCATTCTGAACAGCTTTTTTTCACCCCATGGAGTGGTCCACCAGAACGATTTAGTAACGTGAGACATCAGGAAAGCGCGCAGCGCAGCCGCCTCCTGTCTGGTGCCCGTCCAGTCCAGGTTCCACGTTTCCTGTTTGTCGTTGATCCCCATCCCCGCTATCTGTTTGTAGCCATCCCCGAACTGGGCCTGCAGCGTTCGGGCTGTTTCAGTGCCCTGCGCTGTTTTTCGCGTGCGCCAGGTAAACGTGTCCGTCACTGTGTCCTCCTCGAATAAAGCACGCCGCCCGCGGACATTTCTTTTTTCAGTCGCTCGGTGATTGTCTGCTGAACAATCGCCTGCAGCTGTTTCGCCGTCCCCGTGGCGTTCGCCTGATTTATGCTTCCGTCACTCCCCTGCTGGCTGATGCTGACTGGGGCATAAACACTGATCCCGCCCATGCCAGCACCGGCTGCGTTCCCGCCGCCGACCAGACCACCCGAGGCATACCCGCGCATCAGGCGATAGAGATTAGCCACGCCGATGCGGCTGGTTGATTCTTTGGTGAAGACGAATTCCCCGCGGTGAACGATACCGGCTGGCTCGTACTTGCCGCCGTGCCCGGTAAAACCGCCCACGTCAAAACCCTGTGGCCGGTATGACGGGACCGCGAATGACTGACCGGCAGAGGAGGTTTTCGCCCCGCCGCTAACCCAGCCCATTGCACTCTGGATGGTGTAAGCCACCAGCAGCTGGTTGATAACGGACACAATCATTTTAAGGATCGAGCTGGTGAATTCCCTGAAGCTCGCCTTCCCGGTTGTCGTCAGGCTGGTAAGCTGGCCCGCCAACCCGCTGAACGTAGCCTGAGAAATCTGCTGAACGGAGCTGAAAACGTTTGTCGCTGAATCCTGATATTCGGCCCAACCCTGTTTCGCACCGGCCAGCCAGTTTGCACGCAGGGCATCTTCAGCTTCGAACGTCGCCCTTTGCTCTTCCAGAACCTTTTGCTGCGCCTGAGGGTTGTACGAATAGCTTTCGCTGAGACGCTGCAGCGTAGTTTGTCGCCCGGCTTCCCGGGTGGATAACCCCTCAGACTGAGCCTGCAGGCCCGCCCTGGCGGCTTTTTGCTGCTGCTCAAACTTCACGGCCTGATCGGCCAGCTGGTTGAGCTTTTGCTGGCTGGCAACCTTATCGCCCAGGTCGGCCAGCTGCCGCTTGTACTCGAGCGTTTCTTCTTTGTGCGCCAGCAGGGATTTTTCCTGCGCCGTAAGCTGACGACGCCCAGCGGCCTCCTGCAGAACGGTGAACTGATTTTCAGTTTGCCAGAGATCCTGACGCTGTTTACTTATGACGTCGTTCACGCTGGTATGCTGCTCAAGCGTTTTAAGCTGGGCCTGAAGGGTGAGAAGTTCGGCCTGCGCCTTTTCCTCGGCTTTGTCCCCGGCGGGCGTTGAGTAGCTTTTGCCTTTCGGTGTTTTTGGATCCTTCCACTGCTTTTCAATCCCGGCGCGGGCCGCGGCAATGTCCTTTTCAGTCCACAGCGTGGCGACACCGTCTTTCGCATCCTGGCGGTTTTTCTCAATAAGCTGACTGAGCTTTTTCTCTGCTGAAGCCCGCTTTTCTGCCGCCGTCGCGCCGGACTCCACCAGCTGGTTAAACTGCTGCTGGCTGCGGATTGCCTGAGCCTGCTGGTCCGTTCGCATTTTTTCCCGCGCGGCTGCCAGCCCTTCCTGGGCGTATTGCTGATCGGCAAGATCGTAAGCCTGCTTTTTCAGCTCCACCTGCTGGCGCGCGTTTCTCAGCCTTTCCGCATCCGCTTTCTGCAGAACGTTGTTACCGGCATAATCCGGGTCGACCTTAAGATTGCTGGACAGCGCGCGGTACTCTTTCTCTGCTGCCTGCCACTCAGCAAAAGAGTCCTGGCGCTTCATCGCGGTGTCAGGATTACGCCCGACGCCCAGCATCGCATCCCACGCACCGGAGGCGGCATTCTTCACCCAGTTCCAGGCTTTTTCGAGGGATCCGAGATTATCCTCGACCGCACCGGCGCGCTGAATGACCGCGTCGGAATATGCCCGCATGGCCAGCTCGGCAGCCTTCTGAGAATCCCCCAGCGCCTGAGCAGAAGCTATCTGTTCATACTGGGTGGCTGTCAGAAAATGAAGGGAATCGTTGAGCGTCGCGACCGCGTTAACCGGATCATCCTTCAGGCGTTTAAACTGATTTATGGTTTCGTCAACGGCCTGCCCGGTAGCCTGCTGCAGCCTGGCGGCAACATTGCTGACCATGCTGACGTCATTACCGCTGAACGCGCCGCTGCCAACGACCTGCGCCAGCACGCCTGCAGCGGCATGCTGAGTGATGCCATTACCTGCCAGCGAGCGCGCCAGCGCCTGCAGCTGCCCTGACGTTTTCCCCGCGTAGTTCCCGGTCAGGATCAGCTGCCTGTTAAATTCCTCAGACTCTTTGCTGCCGTCGTACCAGGCCTTACCCAACCCGAATACCGCCGCGGCAATCCCTCCGACCATGCTGGCGATCCCAAGACCGCGCAGTGACAGAAGCTGGTCTATCCACCCTGCCCGGTTAGCCAGCGTGATCCCGGAGCCGCGCAGCGCGCCGAAGTTACCGCGCATGACCTCGCCGATCAGTATTCCCAGTTCCTGCCGGGCGGCGGCACTTTGCAGCCCCAGACCGTGCGTGGCGACTTTGGCAGCTTCGAGCTTGCGGATATAGACTTCAGCCGCATCGCTGGCACCGACCTGCGCCGCCTTCATGCGCAGTAGCTCGGTACCGGAGAGCTTTTGCTCTGCAACCTGTTGCTTCAGCTGGCTGAGGAATCGCGTGCGCGCTGCGGCCGATTTTTCCTCCACGATCTGCAGTTCTTTTTGACGGGCCGTGGTGCGGGAAATAAGGGCGAGATAATCCTGCTGGGTTATGTTGCCCTGTGCCCTCGCTGCGCGAAAGCGCGCCTGCACGTTCGCAAGCGACTGTGTTTCACCATTGAGCTGGCGTACGCCGTCGATCTGGCGGAAAAATGATGCCGCAAGTTCATCCTGTCGACGGGCAAGCGCAGCGGCCTGCCCGTCATTCTCACGCATGCGCTGATTAAGCTCGGTCACGCGGCGGTGAGTTTCATCAACGGACTTTGAAACGTTCTGCCAGTCTTTGGTAAGCCCTTCCGTTGCGGCCGACTGGCGGGATTTCATATCTGCGGCAGCCGCCGCGCCAGCGTCACCCACGGTTTTAAACGCAGCCGCCTGCCGCTCTGAAGCGCGCTGCATTCGCGTCTGGACTTTTTCAGAGTCCTCAGCCATCCCGGTTAGCTGGCCCTTTATGCGGGCAACCTGCTCACTAAACGTGGCGCTGTCGACGTCAAGGTTGATGACCAGATCGCTAATCTGCTGGGCCATATCGGATACCTCCTGTTATCCCCTCAGCTGCGGCCATCAGCGCATCATCATCCGGCTCGTCATCGCTGATGACGATACCGGAAGGAGAAAGCAGGCTGAAATGTGCGGGGGTAAGTTCCGGGTCGCGGAAGAAAAGAGTGGAGATGGAATAAAGCAGCTCTGAGAAATGCGCATCGAGCTGAGCGTCCTGAAAATAATGCTCCCGGTAGAACTGGTGCCAGTCGCCCAGCTCAGTGGAAGTCATTCCAGCCAGCATGGCGCGCCAGTCGGGTCGCCCGAACTCGCGCGCCAGATTCAGGACAAACTTCAGCTCGCTGGCAAGGGCTTTTCCGCCGCAACGGGTTCTGCGCTTTCGGCCTCCGCTGGGGCATCCGGATCGGCAGCTTTGTCATCCTCAACCGGAACGAGCATGCCGGAGAGCAGCTTTATTTCCATTTCTGCTTTACCGATCGCCTCCGGCGGCCAGCCGCTAAGCACCTGCTGGTAAAGCGTCTCCACATCCGTGCCAGCCGGATCGTTATGCCACAAAGACATCGCAATCAAACGCGCACCGCAGCGAATATTTGAGCCAATCAGCCTGGCCGTCATTTCCTGATCGCTGATGCCGTCGCTGTCAGCGCTGACGGCCTTTTCCTCTGCGGCCATAAACGTGATGTACTCAATACGCTGAAGCGCCGACAGCTCGAAGATGGTCAGTGATTCTTTTTGCCAGGTGAACTTCTCTTTTTTCAGAAACATGCGTCCTTCCTTACGCTGCAGTTACGGTAACTTTGCAGACCGCAACGAAATTACCGTCGCTGGTCATAACAATAACGTCAGCGGTGCCTGCCGCCACGCCGGTGACGGTGATCGCATTACCGCTAACGGTGACCGTTGCTTTTGCCCCGTCTGAGGTTGCCACACGGAACGAGGTATCTGAGGCACTGGCTGGGTTAACCGTCACATTGAGCGTTGTGGTTGCGCCGACGGCCACGCTTGCCGTGGCTTTATCGAGCGTAACGCCTGTCACGGGGATATTCGGGGTCCCGCTTTCTTCTGCCAGTTCCGGCTTGCCGGTATTGGTAATTTTCGCTGTACGGGTTATGACCTCTTTTGCCGGAATGGCTTTACCCAGGCTGCTGCACCAGCCGCGGAAAACGTCGACGGTACCGTTCGGGTATTTGATTTTGTAATAGCGTACTGAGCCATCAATAAACCATGCGACAAGGTCTTTTTGCCCTTCTTCGCCCGGCTTCCAGGCGAGGGTGAACGAGGTATCGCCAGCAGATTTTGCCCCCTGGGCCGTCGCGTTCCAGTCGGCATCCTCGTCGTCGAGGTAAGTGTCGTCATACGATTCGGCGGTCATTTCGCCCGGCGTCAGCTCTTTAATTTTCGCCAGGCGGTTCCAGTCGATATCCGAGAGTGGGTTAGCGAAAGCGTTGCCCGTTCCGGTGTAAAGCCAGAGGGTGGTACCGGCACCTTTCACAGGGGCCAGCGGGTTTGGAGTAGGCATAAGTACCTCTTAAATTGAATAGGTGATTAAGTACGTGAAATCGACTGAACCCCAGGTGGCCATTTCATCATCCCGCTGATAGTCATAACCCTGCGGGGTGAACGTCTCGACCAGTTCGGTCAGACCTGGGATGAAGGCCATTGCCGGATACACTTTCTCTTCCATCCAGGAATCAAGCGCGCTGTCGGGGCTGGAGGCTTTAAGAAATACCTCGATGTGAACAACCGCCTGCCACGAATCTTCGTCAAGCGAATCGCCGGTGTACTCCGCGTCAGAAAGGTATACAGCCACGGCAGGGAGATCCTGCTCTTCAAGAAAAACAGGGCGCCCGTCAAACCAGGTGACCGTGTCGGTGATCTCGGCTTTCAGTTTGGCCAGAATGGCTGCACGAATTGCGCTGTGTCTGTTCATCGCTTCAGGTGGATCCTCAGTTGGTTTTTCAGGGCTGCGGAAAGTTCTTTGGGCATATCGCTTTCAATAAGGCGCTTTGAAATAGCGGTGAAGGCCACGGTGAGCGGTGTCTCAAGAGGAACTTTGACCACATCAATCGGATAACGGGCCTGACCTACGCGCCGCATGACCTGCCAGCGCCCGTTCGCAAGCTGTTGGATAAAAGCGTTACGAAAGGTATAGGGCCCGATTTTAAGGACGCTGCCCGCTCCGTTTCTGGCCCCTTTTTTACGCGAGAGCCTGACGCGCGCCGTGCCGAGCTTTATCGCAGGAAGATTACCGCGGTTGATTTTTATCGACGCGACCGGGCGATCGTGACGGGCCTTGCGCAGACGGGAACGCTGGCGGACCAGACGAACCGGAAGCCCCTTTTTCCGGTTATCATCAACTGTTGCTTCTTTCGCTACAGCTTTGCTCCCCTGGCTTATCGTTCTTCTGGCCACCCTGTTAAGTGCTTTTGCGGTTGCCTCAGGAACGATTAACCGGCTGAGGCTGTTCAGGTTCTGAATAGCCCTTTCCAGTCCTTTCACAGACATAGCGCCTCCTCATTCGAGATGGATGCGGGGTTTTCCGTTGAACATGTCATAGCGGGTAACGATCAGGTTCTTACCGTCGTAGTCGACGCTGTCGTTTCGGCGTGGCTGGTAAAGCTCAGAGAAAACCACCAGCGAAGTACCTGTTCCCGACAATGGCCCCATTTCCTCGAGTTGCTCGGCGGGAACAACGTCATAGCTGCTGCCATTGATGATCGCTGTCTTTCCCATCTTTTTTATAGTGGCCGCGTCCATGCGCGCCGCCATCCGGTCAAAGGAGTTAGGCATTGATCTTAACTTCAACAACGGTGGTGTTTGCCCCTGCATCTTCCCAGGCGATGCCCGCGGCAACGGCGTCCGTTTCTTCGATCGTGATTTTGCCGTCCTTCAGATACACCTGCGCCCCGGCAGTAACCGCATCTGCGGATACTTTTGGCAGGAGGAAAACACCCTCAGTAAAACCGTCCCCGGTATCGCCAGCCGGGATATCGGTAATTGCCACCGCGATAAGTTTTCCAACAACAACCGGGTCGCCGCTGTGAACATCGGTTGCACCACTGTTTACCAGAGGGATCGTTTTCCCGTCCTGCGCATAGTTCTTAGCCATAACTTCTCCATTCAGCCCCTTTCGAGGCTGGTTTCAGGTATAAAAAAAGCCCTTACGGGCGTCTGTTTGTCAGGACTGTTTTTTACTGACCAGAGGATTTGGTCATGCCGCGATAGTCCAGCGGCGCCACGCCAGCATCAATACGCACTTTCGTGGCGATACCATCAGTGGTGAAGCCTTCCTGCTGATCGATGTATGGCGTGTCGACGCCGTTGAGATAAGCGACCTCAATGGTGTCGGTGCCCTTCGCGGCAGCCAGATACCAGGCTTTCGCATCAGCTTCATCCAGACGTGGTTCGGCAATGACTTCTGCAAAGTTCTGGATAGGGTTAACGATCCCGGCATTGATGTCTGCACCTTTAACACTGGCCGACTTGATGGTCTGATTTGCCAGAGTTTCCAGGGCGACGGGCACCAGCATGTAGGCCGGACGGATATTCAGGGTTCGCTCCCCCTCCTTCTGCAGACGCATCAGCTTGCGCGATTCGTCCAGGCTGGCCACAGAAATTGCACCCGAGCTCAGGTTCTTGTGATCGGCATGGAACAGCGCCTTTCCGTCTGAGAGTTTCGGGTTTTTGGTCAGAATGGCGTAAACCAGATCGCCAATCGTTGCTTTCGCCGCGCGCCCCATCTTCATCGGTACGTCGGTAAGCTGGTTCAGATCGTCGTTGATGATCGCCTGGCGAGTTACTGAGAAGATTTCACCATACGTGGCAAGCGCGATGGTTTCGCCTTTGTCACTGGTAGTGATGTACTTGTACTCAGCCCCTTCGCGAACCTGTCGCAGAGAAGGGAACCCACCCATACCGACACGATGCGCCGTTTTGAAGTCCGACAGCTGGCCTTTTTTGGTCCACTGCTCGAAGGTTTCCTGCGCCTCGTCCCAGCCCTGAATCAGCGCTTTGTTCGCAACATCAAGCAGAATGTTGCCAAAGTCAGAGGTGCTGTGGGTCAGCGCCAGGCCAACCATCTGCATCGGGTTGTAGCTGGCCACGCCGATACCTTTTTCTGTCAGGGCCATACGCGCATACTCGCGCAGCGTCATACCGTTATAAACGTTATCCCGCTCCTGACCTTCGAACCCGGCACGCGCCATCAGTGCCTGGCGAATACCATCCGCGACGAAGTTACCGTTGCCCGCATGAATATGCGGCTGAGTGGTTTTATTGGACGGCGTGGCCGTTTTACCGAGTTCTGCCAGCAGCAAATCTTTCGCCTTATCGACGGAGCAATCAGGGTCGGCCACACACTGATTCTGCAGTTCCATGTGCTTATTACCGAACATGGCAAAGAGATCGCCGATAGCGTTAACACGGGTTTTCTGCTCAGCCAACACCTGCGCGCGGATCGCATTTTCATCCGGTGCCGGGTCTGTTTTTGCCTGCGGTGCCTGAGGCTGGGTAATAACCGGGTCACGCTGGGTAGTGTTGCGCGGCGGGGTGATCATGTTGCGAATGCTTTTTGGCATTTTTTCAAATTCCTCAATACGTTTTGAATGAATACAGGCCATAGCCTGAAGGGATGGTGTCACCTGGTCGGCAAAACCCAGTTCAAGGCACTCGCTGCCGTTCATCCAGGTTTCGTCCTCCAGCATTACCGCAATTTCTTCGGTGGATTTTCCGGTTTTCTGTGCATAAGCCGGGATAAGAACGGATTCAACCTTGTCGAGAAGATCCGCATAGTCGCGCATATCGCTCGCGTCACCACCAGCAAACCCCCAGGGCTTATGGATCATCATCATCGTGTTTTCAGGCATGATGACCGGATTGCCTACCATCGCAATCACCGAGGCCATGGAGGCCGCCAGACCGTCGATATGTACGGTAATCGCCGCGCCGTGGTGCTTCAGCGCGTTATAAATAGCAATTCCGTCGAAGACATCACCACCGGGCGAGTTGATATAAAGGTTGATGTGGGTGACGTCCCCAAGTGCCCGGAGATCATTGACGAACTGTTTCGCCGTTACGCCCCAGTACCCGATTTCGTCATAAATAAAAATGTCGGCCTCACTGTTATTGCTGGCCTGCATGCGGAACCACGAATTACTTTTTGCGCTGGCTTTCGGACGGTGGCGCGCCCGGTTCTTTGGCTTCGGCACTGGTGCCTCCTTTATCATTGGCGGGGTCGGTGTCAAACACCAGGCCCTGTTCACGGTTCTCGTCAACCTCAGCTTTACGGCGTGACTTAACATCATCCGGGTTGCGACCGCTGGCACGTATCCAGTCGGATTCAGTAGCAGCACCGCCGCGGATCTGCGTTTTCCAGGCATTCGCTTCTTTAACGGGATCAATCCACGGCATAACGGGCCCCGAATAAACCGCGTTATAAAGCGAGTCCATATCAATGCCTCTCGGCAGCTTGATTTCTCCGGCAGCAATAGCCATCTTGAGCCAGGCTCGGTACATGGGCCGGGTCACTGAACCGATGAACCAGTCCTGAAGAATCAGATAGCCGTCGGTTGACTCGACAAGCTCCTGCCGCTGGGCACTGTACGTTCCGTTGTAGTTTCTGGATGTGCTGGAAAAGCTGAGGCGACTGCCGGCGGACACGGCACGCAGCTGTCCGTTACGAAAAGATTCGAGGTTAGGGTTCGGGCGATCGGATTTAATCATCCCGATTTCTTCCCCGGCCTGCAGTTCGTCATAGAGCATACCGGGCTGAATCATCAGCTCGCGGTCATCGCTGCTTGAATCAGAATCGAAGCTCTGTCCGTCGCCTTTTTTGATATACATGCCGAGTGCCGCAGCAATTCTGGCAGCAGTAAGCTCCGAGTCCTCGTATTCTTTCAGCGCGCTCAGACGCATCAGAACACCAGACAAAAGAGACGTTCCGCGGGTCTGGTGCAGGCGTCGGGTGAATTTGAGATGCAGCATGTTCTCTGCATCTATCTCTTTGGTATCAAACTGACGCCCGGATACTGGCAGGCTTTTATAGACCTGATATTTTTTCGGGCGTCCCCAGTTATCGACAAAAACGCCCTGATTGAGCTGGGTGGCAGCATCGCTGTTCATCGGCACAAAGTCCGGCTCCAGCGCTTCCAGCCAGAACGGCACGCCAGCAACCGGCTGAAGACCATTTCCGGTACCGCGAACCAGCTGAGCAAATACCTCACCGTCCCGGAGCCACGTTCGCAGCATCAGCCGCTCCAGCATTGGGCGGGTAAACTGGGTTGTGACATCTGGCCTTACGGACCATTCGCCCCACTTTCGGCGGATATCAGTGGCCAGCTTTTTAGCGATCTTCCCGTTACTCAGCATCGGATGCGGTTCAACTATGATGCCCTTCGCACCCACCACCCTTTCTTCCAGCTTGTCGAAAACGCCGATCACCAGATCGTGGTTGTTATCCAGCCAGCGCGCCTGCTGCCTCAGCGAAACCGCCCCCATCTGGCTGAGCTGATCGGCTGAACGATTTTCCTTCTGGGCTTTGTGGGTACGCGTTTGCTTTACCGCCTCATACGCTTTAATAACTGCGCGGGCACGCAGGCGTGAGGCTTTCCAGCCTGGTGAAAACAGGCCAATCGCATCATCTAAAAAACTCATCCAAACCTCGCCAGCCTGTAGCCGGGTCGCCCACGGCGTTTGTTATTGAGCGTTGCCAGTCGTCGCTCCCATTCCTGACGGCCTTTTCTGATTTCCGACAGGTTTTCGAGCGTCATCTGCTGCCCGTTGAAAGTGATTGATTTCCCCTCCAGAACAGACAGCTCGGCTGCAGCATAGCGGTCGATCATGTTTTGAATATCTGCTGGATTCACACCCAACCTCCTGACGAAGACCACGGATTAGCCTGCTCGGTTACGGGCTTCTCACGTTTTGGTTTTGGTTTAGATTTCGGCGCAGGCGGCGGGGATGGCATTTCGCCAGCTTCCGTCTGCGTGTCCTCGATCCACGTTTCCCGCCGTGCCCACTCAGGAGCTGACGGCCATTTGATTTTTTCGTAACCACTAAGGATGGCGAGCGCGTCGGCATAAACGAGCAGGTCAAATGCTTCGTTTGCGCCCCGGCCGGGCTTACTCCATTTCCCTTCATTCGAGCGTTCCTCATACGTCAGTTCGTCATAGAACCAGCTGCCCAGCCAGGCGGGGAAATGCACATAGCCAGGGCCGGGTGAATCACGCCACAGCGCATTATTCACCCGGTCTTTAAGGGCATCGGTCTGGAGAAGATAAAGAGGCACATCACCAGTCGCCTGTGCGCGGCGCGTTGATCTGCCCGTGTTGTCGGGAAACGTTCGCTGGATAAGTTTGCTGCGCCTGACGCTGTCCCCTTTGAAGAGATAGATACGCTTACCCAGCCCCTCACGGCGACATCTGCGCCAGAACTTGTAGGCATTATCCGTCACGCCATCTTCGCCCCCTGAGTCCACGGCCATCGACATCAGCCGCATGCCCTTTGATGGGTCAGCTGCGAGCGGCCACGTTTTATCAAAGACGTCAGTGAGTAAAAGATCCCAGTCCTCCGGATAGCTCGCCGGATCCACCTGAATGCTTTCACCGTTGCCGTCGCAGCGCAGCGAATGCCGGATGTTGTAACGGTCAACTATCCAGCGCTCACCCATACTTCCATAACCCGTAATCTGCACAACAAAGCGCCGGTTGCGCCCGGCCTGCACGTCCACGGTCGCAGTGAGAAACTGCACGCCGTTCGGTACCGAACGTTTTGGGACGTCTTCGGCACGCTGCTCGAGCAATTCACTTTTACGCTGCTCCATGCTGGCTCGCGGCAAATAGGGCCTGCCGAAATCGGTGTTGATCACCGTCTTCAGGGTTTCTTCGCTGCGCGTGGATTCATATTCCTGCTCGGCGGTCAGAAACTTATAAATAAGCTGCGCCCAGGTCTGGTAAGCAGCTGCCGGACCTTCCATCCAGAAGGAGGCAATACGGGAACGACGGCCATCACCGCTAACCAGGCCTTTCCTGTCGATGGTTTGCCCGTCCCGGAGCCAGACACATTTCATGTTAAGCGCACGCTTCATGTCCGGTGTGATCCTGCCTTTACAGGCAGGGCACTGAAGAAACGCCGCTTCGCTGGCAAGCACAGGATCGCTGCTGTCGCGGTATCCGGTCATATTGTCCATTTCCGGCTGGAAATATTCGCCGCAATGCGGGCATGGCCAGTAAAGACGACGGCGGTCACCACGGTTATAGAGCGATAAAATTCCGGTGGTCGGAGGGGCTTCATGGGGCGTGGAGCGCCGCCATTTTGTGTCTCTGATATCCCTCCCGGGCGAGCTCTCAACCAGCGTCATCCCGGAGGACATGAATGTCGTGGTTCGTTTCGATGCCAGTGAAAAAGCATCCCCCTCCCCGTCGATATCTTCCGGAAAGCGGTCATAATCCGTCAGCGCCACACTTTTATAGTCCGAGGACGACATGATATTGACGGATGGCCAGCCCAGCTTCAGATAGTTACCGGCGCGGAATGTACGGTCGTAGACGTTGTTATCGTTACGTCTTGGGCTTAGCCGGGTTTTAACTTCAGGGCTACAGCGAAAAGTACGGTCCAGGCGTTTTTTGGAATGCTCGCGCGCTTTTTCCTCAGATACCTGAATTACAAGCATATCTGCCGGATCGCAGACAATGTTATAAACGATCCAGCCGTCAATCAGCCCGATGGTTTTACCCGTTCGCGCTGGGCCCACAAACACAACCGCATCGTATTCACGCGATGCCAGACAGTTCATCGGCTCAATCACATAGGGTGCCAGATCCGGATCCCACGGAACTGAGTTTCCCGCCCCCATTGGCACGCGCATATAAGTACTGACCGCATCGGCCACCGGCATACGACGCGGGGCTCGTAAAATACCGGAAACATCGCGGCGGATGTCCCTGGCGGATGCCCGCTTTGCCATCAGTCCTCCTCAGGCTGCTCCTCCTCTTTTCCAGCGTCCTGCACCTTCTCCGCCATCTGGTCGCGCAGATCATCGATAACGCTTTGCACACGAACTACCGCAGCAGGCGTTAAAGCACAGTCGCGCTCGAGCACATCCGGGAGGGTTTCAAGTACCATGACGACGGCTTTCGCCATCAATGAGAATTCTCGCGCCACTTCATCTGCGGGTATTAACTGCCCCGTATCCTGTTCGAACTTCAGCCTCTCGTTCTCTGCTTTCCAGTGGGACAGCCTGTCAGAAGGGGGCATATCGTCGATGTTGGCCGAAACGGTAGGGATCATCAGTTCGGTCAGAATGTCGGTCACCAGATAGAGCTTTAACTTGCTATTGCTGCCTGGAGCAGGTTCAACATTTTTCAGTCTCGCGGCAACCGTCTGACGGTGTACGCCGGTTATCCCTGCCAGCTGGTTGATATTGAGTTTTAAAGTGGCAATTTCCTGGTCCATGATGGTGAACACTTTTTGAACGATTCGACATGTTGCGAAAATGGCCTCTAATTAAATCAAAGACCTGCGCACATGATGATGATGACCCTGGATCCGAAAAACTAGCCGTTTCCCGCGAGCACGCCGCCCCGTGGCAGGGTCCCCCTCCGGGAGTACCTTTTGATAATAATTATCAATTGCACACTATCGACGGCACTGCTGCCAGATAACACCACCGGGGAAACATTCCATCATGATGGCCGTGCGGACATAGGAAGCCAGTTCATCCATCGCTTTCTTGTCTGCTGCCATTTGCTTTGTGACATCCAGCGCCGCACATTCAGCAGCGTTTTTCAGCGCGTTTTCGATCAACGTTTCAATGTTGGTATCAACACCAGGTTTAACTTTGAACTTATCGGCACTGACGGTTACCTTGTTCTGCGCTGGCTCATCACGCTGGATACCAAGGCTGATGTTGTAGATATTGGTCACCGGCTGAGGTGTTTCGATTGCCGCTGCGTGGATAGCACCATTTGCGATAGCGGCGTCCTTGATGAATGACACTCCATTGCGAATAAGTTCGAAGGAGACGGTGTCACGAATGCGCTGGTCCAGCTCGTCGATTGCCTTTTGTGCAGCAGAGGTATCAATCTCAACGCCAAGCGTCATCGAAGCGCAATATTGCTGCTCACCAAAACGCGTATTGACCAGGTGTTCAACGGCAAATTTCTGCCCTTCTGATGTCAGAAAGGTAAAGTGATTTTCTTTCTGGTATTCAGTTGCTGTGTGTCTGGTTTCAGCAAAACCAAGCTCGCGCAATTCGGCTGTGCCAGATTTAGAAGGCAGATCACCAGACAGCAACGCGCCACGGAAAAACAGCGCATAAAGCACTTCATTAGCAGCGCCAGATAGCGTAATGATTTTGTTACTCATGGAATATTTCCTTTTAGGCGTGAGCCTGTCGCACGGCAATGCCGCCCGAGAGGTAAACGCAACCTAACGGCATCACCCAGGCTCACTACTGAAAGACTCTCTTTGATGTGCGCGTGCGATGCGCGTAGAAGACTGATTTATCAACCTGTCTTTATATCAGGATTCATTACCTGACTATTTGTGGGTAAAGTTCGTAGTGCGCTGATCGTGCAAAATGATTTTAGTTGGGAACAGTTCGCAACTCTGTCCCATAAAAATCAGCATATTCCCATCTATCCCATATCCAGCGCATTGACCATCGGGATACTGAAGGGAGATTCCATCATCTCTTAGAAAGATCACCATCTCTTTTGTTTCAATTTGCATATAGCTACCTGGAGGATTTATGAATGCAAGGATTTTCATGGACTATTACCATGAGATTGATTTTCCATCTTTATTCGCGAGAGCAGTGGAAAGCGATGACGATGTGGGTACTACATTGCGCATTCACCTACTTTGTGAGCGCATGGTCGAAGCATGGATATGCGCATGCTGTGACTGCCAAGATCTCTTTGGAAGAGATAAAAACAAACTTTTAATCGAATGTAATACTAAAATATCCATGGCGGGAAACCTGGGAATCCCCCCGGAACTTATGAAATCACTTAAAACCATCAACTCAATGCGTAATGACCTTGCACACAATCCATCAATACAAAGCATTGCTGATTCAAGGATCCAGAGCCTGAAGGATACTCTGACTGAATACTTTAAACAGCATCCAACGGAACCCAGCATGGAAGAATCAAAACTGGGTATTTTTAACGCCGAGAATCAATTAACCGAAGAAGTTTCCTTAGATAGTGACAGTTCAAAAAACAGACTTAAGTTAATCTTGCTGTTCAGCAAGTTAATGCAGGCGTTAATGCAATTAGTTGCAGCTAATCATAATGGGCGCTGGGATAACCAATTTAGCCAATTCGTTTACCATGTGACCATGAACGCAACAAAGAGATAAATCCAAGCCCGTTTTGTACGGGCTGTTGCATTATCACAGGCACTCAGTGAATGCCTGCTGTAATGCCGCTAGTCGTCGAGTTGCAACACACCGTGATCCAGTGATTCTGAATAGGCGATAAGTCCGGTATAACCGGGGATAATCTCACCATTATCAGCTTCAAATTCAGGAATTGTGCCGGTGGTGATGGTGTATTGAGGCTGGCCATCTTCCTTCGCGAAGGCTGCCAGGTCTTCAATCTGCTTAGCTGTAAGAACTACTGTCATGCTCATTCCTCAGTTGTAAAAAAGCCCCGCGAGTGCGAGGCGATTTGATTGAATTCTCGGCTCTTATCTCAGCGCAGCCCCTTACTGCGTGCCGGTTGCTCGGTGATGAGCATCAGCGATGAGACATTAAAGCCGACCGAAGGCCAGCGGCGTTCCTCATGTTGCCGACAGAGCCATATCGACAAGAGGACGAAAACTAGCAGCATGAATCGCCTATTGGTTATTCGACAGTCGCACTGATTCGTAAATCCGCTCACACGTCATTCCTGCCCGGTAGCTTTCGTCAGATCGTCCAGCATAATATCGAGCTGCTTCTGCAAGGCTTCCGAGCATGTCGGCAAGCATTGCTGCGTTGGCTCCGGCTGTTTTGCTTCTGACGGAAGTGGCGAGATCTGCGGTGTGCTTTGCGGCGTCCATGTGGGTAGCGAGTTTTGTTGCTTCGGCGCGCAGCTGCTTAACAGTGGTAGCCAGGCCAGCAGAAGTAACGGCAGCGCTCGCTGCTTGAGCTTGAGCATCTTTAACGGCCTCATCCCGGGCGATTGTTCGCCCTTGTTCAATCATACGAGCTGCGGTCTGTGCATTCGCTTCCTGTGAAGATTCCGCGCTATCCCGGTCAGCCCACTTTATTTTCCAGCTGCGGTTCGTCCACTCACTGCCAGCGAGAAACGAACCTACCAACGCAACAATCACAATGATGCAGATGCCACCCGGCTTCACTGGTCTATCCCCCAGCACGTCAGTGCGCTTTCCTGGTCCCGCCGTTCTACCTGCCCATAACATCCATCCTTCTGGCCCTTGGTCAGGCGGCAATCGCGGCCACCGTCTTTAATCCACCAGCGGATAGCTTCACAGGCTCCTTTCGTATCGCCAGCATTAATTCGCTTATAGAACGTAGACGGGAAACATTTTCCGGGGCCGATGTTATATGGGCAGAAAGAAGCGATACCCGCTTTCTGTGGTTCGGTCAGTGGTACTTTGATATTTCGGTCAACCCACGCCAGCGCCTTGTCGCGTTCAATGGCGTTTACCTGGGCGCATTTCTCAGCTGACAGCTTCATGCCCTGTACTACTGGCTTGCCATCAACCATTGTTGCACCACGGCAAATGGTCCAGAGTCCGCCGCCGTCGCGATATGCTGTCAAGCTGTTACCCTCTTTCTCATCCAGAAACTGATCGAGAATCACGGGTGCGGAAGCCCCGGCAAGAATCAAACCAACGACCGCTGCGCTCAATTTATTCTTCAGCTTTAGAGACATAGCCATTGCGCCGATCCTCCCGTTCTTTCCAGCGGAAATACCAGTTCACTGCACAGGTGATTACCGTGCATGCGATACCGACAATAATTGCCCAGTCGCTCAGGCTTAACCCTGCAATTCTGTCGGCCAACATCCAGGACACCTCTTTTGCTGTTTTAGCTGTTTCGGCATATGCCTTCGCTGATACACCGCAGCCGGCAAGCGTGGTTCCTGATCCATATGAAAGTCTGCTGTAAATGGTGCTCATTCTGGTCATAGCCTCACCTCCGATAGTTCGGATGGCGCTGTGTGTGATTGAAGGGGATCAGGCAACCGGGCTCTTATGTTCAAGTAAAAATTAAGGATGATTCCCGGTGCCTGAAGATGGTGATCACCACAGCAACGGGGGAGCGTGGTGATCGTTATGATTTTTTCAGTTTTTCCACCTCTTCGGTGGTCTGTATAAACCTGTCTGCCTCCAGTTCTACGCCGATCGCCCGACGGCCAAGTTCTATTGCAGCTTTCACAGTTGAACCAGAGCCCATAAAGAAATCGGCAACGATATCCCCCGGTCTGCTGCTGGCGCTAATGATCTGTTTCAGCATGTCGGCAGGTTTTTCGCATGGATGTTTGCCTGGATAAAACTGAACAGGCTTATGTGTCCATACGTCGGTATAAGGAACAAGAGCGGAAACAGAGAAGCAGCGCCGAAGGATTTTGTATTCCTCCAGCAATTCTGAATACTTGCGGTTTAATGACTGGTAGGTAGCCACCAGCTGGTGGTGAGGATGTTCAAGCTTTTGCTGAATATGTTTATCGATGGCGATCCGCGTGAACAGTTCCTGCAATTTTCGATAGTCCACTTCATTCGGTAGTTGCCATTGGCTTGCACCAAACCAGTGTGACGCCATGTTTTTCTTTCCGGTTGCCTCAGCTATTTCTTTCGAGCTGACACCCAGTGATTCACGGGCATTACGGAAGTAATCAATCAGCGGCGTCATAATGTGCTGCTTTAGCTCTGTGCTTTTCCTTTCGTAAACATCCTCTTTACCTGTATACGGTCCAAGATAGTGCTCAGCAAACAAAATCCGTTCCGTAGATGGAAAGTACGCACGCAGGCTTTCTTTATTACATCCATTCCAGCGGCCCGATGGTTTTGCCCAAATGATGTGATTCAAAACGTTGAATCGGGCGCGCATCATAATCTCTATATCTGAGGCCAGTCGGTGACCGCAAAACAGGTAGATGCTGCCAGCAGGTTTAAGAACGCGAGCATACTCAGCCAGGCAGCTATCAAGCCAGCGTAAGTAGTCCTCGTCCCCCTTCCATTGGTTGTCCCAGCCGTTGGGCTTCACTTTGAAGTACGGAGGATCCGTAACTATAAGATCAATAGAGTTATCCGGGAGGGTGGCGACGTAATGCAGACTATCAGCGTTGATTAACTCAACACTGTTTATTTTTACAGTATTTTTCATAGATCAGTAAGCGTAACTCTGATAGGCTCACGTTGCTTTTGCGCTAAAGCAGTGGGCCTTGGTTAGCTTGTGACCTGAAAGCATGAGCTGATGGCTGGCCGGGTGCGCTAACACCCACCAGCCGCCCATTTCCACAGCAGAAAACCCCCATTACTGGAGGCGTTTATAACATCCGAACTGGTAATCAGATAACCCCGCCATCACCAGCTGCGTAAGTATGAGCTGGCAACGTTCGTGGCTGAGGTGGGTATTCTGTGCAATCTCCCCAGCCGTTGCTGGTTTATCGCTTAATTCATTGAAAACAGCCTTTGCCGTTTCTGTCATATCTTCCTGATTTAGCATGTCTTTTACCTAAAATTAGTTGCGTGACATACAGATAACTCTGGTTGGTGATACCAGCAAGAGAAGAATTTGATTCTGCAACCAACAAGGCCTTTAGGCATCAGGCAGGAATGAGATGCAATAAAAAAACCACCCGAAGGTGGTCTTATATGAATCTTTAACGCGGACTTAGCAAATATTCCACATCATCGTACTACCGTTATGGTTTTCGATAATTTTTGCGGCTGGGCTAGTACCAAAAGAGTGCATATAGCAATGATGAATAGTAAGGACCAGATCCTGCAACGTTTGGTCACTCTCTAGCTCCATGATATTTAAACCAATATTTTGAGCTTTGTCCAAATGAATATGTCTGGCATGTGCATACGTTGCTTGGTGGTTGTTTAACTCATCACATATACGCTTAGCCTTAGCTTCAGCGTCAGCCTGACCTGCGAACATACCAGTACAAAGCCATTTCTGGACAATTTCGTTCGCCCAGAGAATTGCTTTTTCACACTCGCCAATCAACGTTGGATTTAGTTTTTGGAACGTAAATTGCCACCATTGCAGTGCAGCAGGGTTGGCAAAAATTTCCGCTTTTGCTCTCTCATACTCCTCAATAATTGCATGAGATGATAACCCATTAAACTGTGGATCAATTGGCCCCAAGTTCGACTGTTTACCTAAAACGATCTGCTCAGCACAACAAGCAAGCATTGTGCCACAACTCATTGAAATCATAGGTACAATCGCTCGGATATTGGTTCCGAACTTTGAACGAAGATAATGACCAATTGATTCTAGAGCTGCGATATCGCCTCCAGGAGTATGGAGTAAGATATCCAATCCCAGACTCGTATCTAACCCATTGATAGCAGACATAAGACCATTTTTATCATCATCTGACATCTGGATCAGATGTTGAAACCCAGGCCCCCCTTTTTGAAGGAAGCCTGAGTAATAAGAAATTACATTTCGGCCAGTATGTTTCGATAAATCACGTAAGTACTTGTGGCGAACCTCATCCGCTGGTGTACGTTGAGCGATAGTACCCATCTCACCCAATACGTCTATCCAATTTGGCATGTTATCAATTTATCAGTATGAGTACAGTTGGTGAGATTGCTGACCGTTCTGCTCAGTAGTATTTGGTGTTACTGTGCTGTATGAATAGAGCACACCACTTCTCACATTCAGATCGTTTTGCTGAGCGAGAACACGCATAGCAAAATGCTGTACGGATTCGCCTTTTTGAAACTCTTGGGGTTGTATGCCCATTTTTTCGTAAAATTCAGCAGCGCTCATGATATGTCCCTCGTTTTTTTCTACATCTATGCAATTCCAGGAGCCATCAACACAAGATGTAGTAGTTAGCAGTCGTCAAATACACGAAAAGCCTCAAGATGAGGCTTAAAAAGATTCTTTTTGATAAAGATTTAGCCAAACTATAGCGGTCAAAATGCAGATTTGACAAGTATAAAAAGCACTTAAAGCCTATAAATAGGCAGTTTTTGAGAATTAAAGCATCTTTAATGAGGTTGAACAAAATGCAGTCTTGACGCTGAACAGGACTTTACTGGAACGTAGAGCTAAATGGTTCGATTTCATGAACCAGTTACAAAAAAACCCGCTCATCGGCGGGTTTATAAAACTTTGGCAACATATCAAATATGCTTCAAATATGGCTTATTTTGTTGCATTTTGCAAGCGTGTTTGAAGGAGATGGTGAAATTTACTTCACATTTCTGCCACTTTGAGGGCTTCTTCTTCCTCATAGTATTCAAGAGCCATGGCCAACGCAGATTCATCAAGCTGGGTAAAAGCGGCCTTTAACCCAGCCCAGTGCCCTGAATAGACACGCAACCATGTCGAACGGTCAACGCTAACCATGCGGGCCAACGCTGCACCAGCATAGTCTTTATAGGTTTCATTATTTCTGGTTGCGGCAATTTCCTGCCCTGCCAGCCATACCAGGCCTATCAGTTTCTTTACTACGCGCTCCTGAAGGGAGTTATCACCCAGGCATTTCTGATAAGTTTTCCAGACGTATTCACACATCATCACCTGGTGCTTATAGCTAAGGTCAAAACCGTAGCAGTACCGCAACCAGGCCTGCTGGTATCCACTAAGCGCGGACACTGCCCTACGCCACGGCGCGGACTCAAATTCCGCATCTTTTATCGGCGGCATTGGCCTGCGGCGGCTGCGTGTTTCCAGCACATACAGTGGCGCGGAAAGTGAGTTAACAAAGCGTGGCCCCTTCTCTCCTTCGAGTTCGACGAGATGAATTCCACGGCGAGGGGTGGCATTTTTGTCTGCTGGTGGGTGTTCACTGAAAGCCTCAAGCTGCCCTTTTGTTCCCCCAGACAGGTCAGGTAGCGCGCGGCGCAATTCTATTCTTACAAAATTCAGGTCTTGTTGATTCATGCTTCTTTGCGCTCCATACACTTAAGCTTTCGCAATTACGCCGATCGCCAGCGCCCGATCCATAAAACGCAGTAGCAGCTCAAGCTGCGTACCATGCTTCTGCTCGAATGCCGGTACATCGGCGTGTAACTCGTCGTGGCACTCTCTGCACAGAGGGATCACGAAGAGATCATGGGCTTTTGTTGCTGTCCCCCCCATACCGTGCCCTACGATATGGTGCGGATCATCTGCTGGCCGTCGGCAACACTCACAGGGTTGTGTTTTAACCCAGCGGGTGTACGTCTCATTTATCCAGCGGCGTCGCTTTGGCCTGAGCATGAAAGATTCTGGAGACTCCGGATCAACAGAGAGCGTGAGGATCTTCTTCGCCTTCTCCTGCACGAGGCTGGTTGCAGAAGCGGAAGGCACAATGTCGCTTTCCCTCATGACCGAGCGGATCTTATCATCCGGAAGGCGTAGCCCCTTGTGCGCAACGCTTTCCGGAATAACATCAGCCAGGTCGTTTCTGACCATCCACCAGCACAGTTCCGGAAGCGTCAGGATATGCGACTCGGGAAAACCAGAATCACGCCGAATGACTTCCAGAATCCAGGATACCAGGTTTCCTGCCGCTATACCTGCAAGCTGTTCGGTATGCTGCCCCGACAAAGTGTGATCGCAATGCCAGCACAGGCGAATACTTCCTGGTGGGTGCCGCATTGTTGTGAAGTTCTTGTCGTGCCACGATGAATGTGGCCACTGGCATTCAAACCGATTACTCAACCATTGCTCAAGGGAAGGAAGCCCACCAGCACGCTGAATAACCCGATCATTCTCGAAGACCTGCCGCATTACCGGATCATCAGCCAGCGGCTGAATGGCGGCGGGAACAGCTCCTGTACTGAATGACGCCATTTCTTCTGGTTCAGGCTCAAGCAGAACGCGACCGCGCATAAAGAGGTGCATCAGTTCCGCGCCGGGACGAAACAACACAATCCCCATACGATGGGCGATCTCGGGGGTAAGCAGAGCTCTCACGCGACCTGCCCCCTGGCAATGTGTTCTGCCCACAGTCCACCAATCCAGCGCACGCCTTTCGCCGTGAAACGTGCCTGGCTGAATGCATGATTTGAGGTTACGGATGTGCCGGTTTTCACTTCAAAACGGCCCGCATCAATATGCTGATGCCGTGGGGTCATCGTTCCGCCAAGACGATACATGATGTCGTTCTCAAGGAGGAATAACCGCAGATCGGGCTCTTTGGCCTTAAGCAGTTTTGCCACCTGGCGGAATGACATTGACCCACTGGCTGTACAGTACCGATCAACAAACGCTACCTTCGGCGCCGCGGCAGCCAGTTCGTTAGTCAACTGCTGTTTTTGTTCTGCAAGGTCAGCTGCAAGACGTAGGGCTTCAGAGAATGATTGAGGAATCGTCTGCTGCTGTGCCTGCTCAAGCTCCTGCCAGCGATCAACCAGACGCGCGGTAAACTCCGGCGACAGCTGCGCGACAACGATATAACTGTCCCGCTTCCCTATCAGATAAACCGATACCGACTGATTGAGGTGATTTTTAACTTCCCCCATTGGGGGGAGTTCAATAACACCGCGCTCTGCCAGGCGTTCAATGGACCGTTTAACATGGTCATGTCTTGATTCCACCAGCTCAGCAATATCGCTGCTGGACATGGTTAACGCTGTTGTTGCTAACTGGCTCATACTTTTCTCCATATCAGGCGGCTGCACCCGCCGGTTCATATCTGCTGATTGTTATCTCTACCCGACCTTTCGGCACAACGGGTCCCCATTCCACCAGCATGCGCTTAATCTGGCTGTCGTCTTCCCAGACACCCGCATGCGTCAGCGCGTCAAACAGGGCTTTGTTGTAATTATCGATATCCCGGCGGCGCGCATCCGGCGGGTACAGAGTGATTTCTACCGCTGCCAGTTCAGTCGATGGCTTCGGGAGACGTCGTAATTGCTCAATGATCGCCACGCAGGCAGCGCTCTGGTATTTACGGCCAGCGGCGCTAATGAGGTGACGACCGGCCAGCGGCCCCTTGTTAGGGGCGCGCCAGTAAGTGTTCACGCTCGGAGGAAAAGGCAGGATCAGTTTCACGCGGCCTCTCCCCGCATATTGCGAACAAGTTCAGAAGCAGCAGTAATGATTTCGCTGGTGGCAGTCCGCTCCAGCCAGAGTTGATTGATATTGGCTTTCAGCTTGTGTTGCAGTGACTCATCCAGCATGTCAGCACCATCCACCTGGTCGAATACAATTCTAACCTCCAGCGGCCAGATACGGGACTCGGGAAGCGGATCCGATACTGGTTTAGCTTTCTCACGAATGTGCATGCGGATCTGGCGAATATTGGACCAACTGGAAACATCCAGGCTTCCCATGGCTGCAATGAAGTCAGTGCTGTTCATGCCATATTCACCGGATGCTTCAAGGGCAACAGTGCGAATACGTTCCGACATATCCAGGCGCACAGCAGCGTCATCGAATTCAATCGACAACAGCCACTCATCCACACCGAACAAAATACTCTCACGAATAAGCAGCTTCGCTTTGTCGATCGTTAAAGGTGATACCTGAGTGAATTCCGGTGCTTCGACAGAATCCGCCGCCCAGGTATGCCCAAACTTCGATTCACTGAATGTGTATTCTTCTTTATCGCCAAACGCAGCTCTAACGCATGCCCACGCCTCGACACCGCTGATAGCAAAAATATCTTTCTGGGTGAGTGGCAACTCTGCTTCTGGCTTATCAGCTGCAGGAGGTGTGGCAGTTACAGGTTGAGACTTGCTGGCAGCAAATTGTGCCAAAGCCATAAACGCCCGCCCTTTTGCCTCCAGTTCTGTGCGGTTGATATAGCTGAACCGCTCGCCACGCCATGACTTATCGAATACAGCTATGGCACCGGCAAAAAACGCGCTGGTGGGTTTCTGTTTTTCGTCAGCAGGTACAAACCACACAGGCAGATCGAACCCAATGCGCCCGCGAATGAATACAATGTGATCGGCATCTTCCGGCCACCACGTTTCACTCGGCGCGGCTTTTATCAGGAATACATAGCGACCGCCCTTCTCGCGCTGGGCTGCTGCGTAGTTCATGATGTGCGTCATGCCGGTGATCGCCTGCTTCTCGTGGTACTGCGAACGGCTATACGGTGGGTTGCCATAGCCAGCGCCACCCAGTTCAGCCAGACGTTCAGACCAGTCCTGCGTCAGCGCGTTATCTTCGGCGGTGTACCATGCCGGGCATTTCGCGTTGTCGTCGTCAGCAAACAAATCCAGAACTAATGGACCAAATAGCGCGTTGATCCCCCAAAAAAGCAGATCCGGTGTCCGCCACTGATCGCCAACCTCTTTCAATTCGTGAGCTGGTTTGCTACGCAGTGCCGCCAGCGCCTGGCAATATTTATTGGTCATCATGAACGGAACCCCGAATTTTCTGGCAGTGAGTAATCAACACTCTGGAAGTTTGCGCGGCTGGCTGAGTTAGTCTCCCATTTGCCGTTAACGCGTTCAGGCCGGCCAGCACTGGACCATTTGGTCGCGCTTTGCAGGTAACCAGGGAAGTTTTTTGGAATGAACAGAGTTGCCGGGCGGAGGTATTGCGCCTGCTCGCTATCACGCCAATCGGCATTTTTGTAATCCACTACCAAGCACAGGTCATCAACAGTGAATTGTTCCCGAAGACGGGCGCGAATATTCTCCAGCGACGTGCTGCATACCTGGTAGCGTGAGCCAGTAGTCTGATTCAGGTAAGACAAAACCTGTCTGGCCTGATCAGTAATCACAACCTCAGGGTCGGGTTGCGCCGCAACCGGACAAGAGGGTTTTGAAGTTACTTGTGGTTCTTGTTTTGATTTTACTGACGGATCCCCACCAGATTCTGACGGGTCAAAACCGCCTTTTTTGCTGGATTTCGACGCCTCAAATTTTGACGGGTCGGATTTTGATGCATCAGATTTTGATGGGTCAGATTTTGATGCGTCAGATTCTGACAGGTGAGAAAAAGCAGCCTCTCGCAACTTAACGACGTTAAGCTGATATACGTTCGATGCGTTACGGTTCCCATTACGGCGCTGCTTACGGGAAAGCCAGCCATCCTTCTCAAGCTGAGCAAGGGCCGTCCTTACCGTACTTTCTCCAGCACCGATTTGACGTGCGATCGTGCCAATAGACGGCCAGCTAACACCCTCATCACTACTGAAGTCGGCCAGACGCGCCATGATGGCAACGCTGGATAACTTCATGCCTGACGAAGCGCATGCATCCCATACGTAACCGGTTAATTTAGTGCTCATGGTCGTCCTTTAATTCTGTAAATTTACGCTGGAATTGTTCAAGAGGGCTGAAGCACTCATGATCGTACCCTTCGCGAAGGTATATAACGCGCTGTGTATCTGGCTCCCAGCGGACAACTCTGACGGGAACTCCGTAGTGATCTCTGAACCGCCGGTTAACTTCAGCCATTCCTCGCGCCCCTTCTCGTTCATCTGAACAAATGCTTCTACCATCAAGTCTGCTGGCTGGTAGTTGCCTCCATCAGCCGCGTTATTTATGATTTCCACATAGCCGAACTGGGCATCTTTACCCACCAGCGGCAAACATCTGAATTGCTTAGCTGGTCTGAATCGGTTTACACTGTTCATGCGTTAGTTTCTCCACTGATACGACACGCCAAGGCGCCCGGAGCTGCACACTCGCGGGCGTCACCTTTTCTGCCTGTTGAAACGAATACGTCAATCGCCTGATCTGAAACACCAACCCCATAAAGCGCCATAAATCCCAGGAACCCGTGAATCTGGTGGCGGAGCTTCTTACTGAATAATTCTGAAAGCATTTTGCGCTCTGATGAATCAATTACCCCATCAGCCGCTGCTGCCATCTTGGCATTAGCCAGCTCACCAGATGCTGCTGCCGCTTTCATCTCAATGCTGTACAGCTCAACGTTATCCAGGCTCTCAGCAGTTGGAACATCCACCAGCCATTTCCCTTTTCGGTTCGCCTGGTACTCGGCCAAGTAACAAGAACCAGACAGGTCCTCCATCCGTTCCAGTTCTGCCAAGGTAAAGAACCGACTGCCACACTTCTGGTACAGGTGGTTGTGGAACTGGTCGATAGTCATCCCTAAATCGGAAGCCATACCTAAGCGACCATGCTTGTGTGCCTTACACATCAGGCGGATTGCTGTATTTATGCTGTCTACCATGTTGATTTCCCTCTGGTAGTTAATAATCAACTTAAAGTTGACTATTGTTGTTAGCGGAAGGTATGCCGTCATTTTTGTTCGGATAAATATCAGGTCGTAATTGATGGGGAGTTACTACCCATCCGCCCCATTGGCAGAGTTGAATAACTCTTTCAGAAGGTACTCGGTTCTTTGCAATCCAGTTCGCAACAGATTGAACTGATTGGAATTCAAACCGCCTTGATACCTCTGAAATCGACCCGATCGCCTTCACAGCTTTAGCTGTTACATTCTTGTGTTGAGATGACATGTGTTCTCCTATGACTAAGCCTGCATCAATACTACTTATAGTAGCAATTATTAGCAACTTAAAATAGAAATGACAACTATGCCTTGTGCGCTTAATCTTCTACTTATGGTGGAAAATGCTAAATACAAAGACTTTGCCGAAAGGCTAAACAGGTCTCTCCAAGAGCAATCTATTGGAGTTAAAGAATTGTCAGAGTTCAGTGGTGTCTCGTATGAGATGGCGCGGCGCTACACTCTTGGTACTGCAAAGCCGAGAGATGAGAAGATGATTCGAATTGCAGAAAGACTTGCCGTCTCACCGGCTTATCTTGATTATGGTGTGCCTGTTAATGGTGGCGACGCGCCAGCCAAAGGCACGGTCAGAATAGAGCAATTGGATGTTCATGCTTCAGCCGGTTCCGGATATATAAACCAACCATTCCCTACAATAGTGAGCTCAATAGAGATTCCAGAAGAGAGGATCTTCGAGTTGTTTGGTCGTAGAAGCCTTGATGGCATCGTCATGATAAATGTTGATGGCGATAGCATGATGCCCACGCTTTGCCCAAAGGACCTGCTTTTCATAGACAGCAAGGTTGAACAATTCAGCGGCGACGGCGTTTATGTGTTCAATTTTGAAGACAGTACGTTCGTTAAACGTTTGCAGAAGGTAAAAGGGCGCCGACTGGCAGTTCTTTCAGACAATGAACATTACCCGCCCTTCTTCATAGAGGAGCATGAAATGAATGAACTATACATATTCGGCAAGCTAATCAGATGCTTACCTCTAAAAATGATAGAGTTTGGCTAATAATTAATTCATCAAGAAACCGGCGAAAGCCGGTTTTTTTTACGCCTCCAATTCCTCACCTCATAACACTACACTACTAAAAATTTCATTTTCTACTTTTTGTTGTTGCAATTATCTACTTAAAGTAGCTATAGTCATTGCATCGAAAGCGAACAGGCAGGACGCCCACGAAGTAGCCGCCGGTGGCATATGAATAACCGGATGATTCGCTGACAGAAAACTTAGGTTGGGGGTAGAGGTTTACATGAATCATTTATTCACATGCTCATTTTGCGGAGCAACCGAACTGGGAGCGATAAAGATCGTCGCAAAAGGTGGTAAGGACGAACCTGCCATCTGTTCGGAATGCGTAGTCACATGTGTAGAAAAAATGATCCTGACTAAAAAATCAGAGGCTGAAAAACCAACCTCTGATAACGAAATAATATCAGTCGATAAAAAACTATTTAAAGAGCTTCTTCAGCTTGTCCTCAACCTTCCTGATTTCGGAAGTAAGCTGGCTGCTGTTGACATTGATAGTAGCTCCACATCGACAAGTGAAACTTTTGTTCGACTTGAGCCAAGCGATTTTCTTCTTCGTCTTAGTGCCGCACTTAGGGCATGCGGGTAACGTAATTTCCTGGTTATCAAAAGCGCCCATAAACATCCCTCTTGGTTGTGTGAGAACACCAAGATACCACCGCGCCTGATGTGGTTAAAAGCAGGCTAAAGCAATAACAAGTAACTCCCTGTTCTGGCGGCCCGGTGTTTTCCCGTGTATTTCCGGTAACCGCCAGCCTTTTTCAGGGCACAACAGAAAAGGGCATCACCGGGCGACGGGCTCATAACCCAATCCACCCGGGCAAAAAGAAAGCGGTCTCTGCAAGCCGCCGACCAATGCAGGTGCCCTTCTCTGTTGTGTATGGAGAAACTAACTTTTTAGCGTCTGTGCAGATGCGCTGAGGAACCGAGAATGAATAATCCGTTTTTCAAAAATATGTTGGTGTATCGCATTAGTCGCGATTTCACCATCAACCAGGAAGAGCTGGAACAGCAGCTTGAACTATTTCGCTTCACTCCATGCGGTAGCCAGGATATGGCAAAAACCGGTTGGGTATCACCACTTGGTCAGCTGTCAGATCGCTTGCATCACACTGTCAATAATCAAGTGTTGTTGGTTATTCGCCGGGAAGAAAAAATACTGCCATCTCCTGTCATTACTGAAGAACTGCGCAAGCGTGTGTCGCGTCTAGAATCCGATCAGGGGCGTCGCCTCAAAAAAACTGAGAAAGATTCGCTGCGTGATGAAGTGTTGCACTCCCTGCTTCCTCGGGCGTTCTCCAAAAACTCGACTGTTGGTTTGTGGATCAACGTCACCGACGGTCTGATCATGGTTGATGCAGCCAGCGCTAAACGTGCCGAAGACTCACTGGCCCTGCTTCGTAAAACTCTCGGTTCTCTCCCGGTGGTACCGCTGACTATGGAAACGCCGATCGAACTAACTATGACCGACTGGGTTCGTTCCGGTAGTGCGCCTGCTGGCTTTGGCCTGGGTGATGAAGCCGAACTGAAAGCTATTCTTGAAGATGGCGGTATTGGACGCTTTAAAAAACAGACTCTGGTCAGTGACGAAATTCATGTGCATCTGGAAGCTGGCAAAGTAGTTACAAAGCTGTCTATCGACTGGCAACAGCGCATTCAGTTCGTTCTTTGCGATGACGGCAGCATCAAACGCCTTAAGTTCTCTAATGAGATTACAGAACAAAACGACGATATCGACCGTGAGGATGCGGCTCAGCGGTTCGACGCTGACTTTGTTCTGATGACCGGCGAGCTTATCTCTCTCATTAACGGATTAACAACCTCTCTCGGCGGCGAAGCCAAGCGATAAACACCAGGCAACAATTACCCCCATAAGCATGGGTTGGGTTGCTGCACGCTAAATTCAGCAATTCATTAATTTAATGGCGCGGTGCAGCGCGCCAATATGGAGAAAACCATGAGCTACATTCAGACATTATCCGGCAAACATTTTAATTACCTCGATATCCAACAGGACGATATCGTGATCGAGGATATTGCTACCGCGTTGTCTCATATCTGCCGCTTTGCAGGGCATCTTCCTGAGTTTTACAGTGTCGGCCAGCATAGCGTTTTAACCAGCCACCTCGTTCCGCAGGAGTTTGCATTAGAAGCACTGCTTCATGATGCTGCTGAAGCCTACCTGCAGGACATCCCCTCCCCACTTAAGCGCCTGCTTCCGGATTACCAGGCAATCGAAGCTCGTGTGGACGCAGCCATTCGGCAGAAGTTCGGTCTACCAACTGAGCAACACCCAACCGTGAAATATGCCGACCTGGTGATGCTCGCCAGCGAACGCCGCGATTTTGAGATTGACGAAGGTTCCATTTGGCCATGCCTCGAGGGAGTTGTCCCAACGGATTTATTCATTATCAACCCAGTTCGTCCTGGCCAGTCATACGGCATGTTCATCAATCGCTTTAACGAGTTGATGGAGCAGCGCCAATGCGCCGCATGAAGGTAAAAGAACTCGTAGCGGAGGCGTTTGCCTCCGTTGCTGAATTGCCACCAAAGCATGCGCCGCTTATGCGCGAAGTCGCCACCAGACTGGACGCTACGTTCGCAGCATTAAAAGAGTCTCTGGTGCAACTGGAACAGGAACGTAAAGATAAAACGCCATGACCGTATTTGAATATCTCCAGGCTCATCCGAATACCACCAGCGGTGAAATCGCCAAAGGTATGAACAAAAAGACCCCAGCGGTCGCCGGAGCATTATCTCAGCTCTATGGCACCGGTCGGATCGTGAAGTCTGGTGTTCGCAAGGGTATTCCAACATACCGCATTAACGATATGCCGTTTGGTTGCAGTAACAGCCTAACCATGATGTTTAACCAGCTCTTGAGCAGAGCCAGACAAGGAGCAGCCCAATGACAGCACTCAACAAACAGGCGCTGCGTGAAGAATTCCAGTTCATGCAGGACAACTATAGCGACCCGGCAGACCACGATCGGCAGGTGATTTACATCGAGGCGGAGGCGCTGCTGGATGAGTTGGAAGCCAAAGACTCAACGATAGCAGCACAACAACATGAGATCCGTATGTTGCTGAATGCGCTTGAGGAAAAACCATGCCCGAAATGCAACGACACAGGAATGACTGATAGTGGCGGCACGCAGCCATGGGGCGAGCCGATTGAGATTGAATGCGACTGCCGACAGCAGGATGCCAACACCGCAGAACTTGTAGCCGCTGGCATTGGCGTGAAGGGGGAGTGAGATGGATAAATTAATCAAACCTACCGCCAAAGGTAAATATGACGGTTCATGTGATTATCTTTGCTCGGAAGATGCGCGATTCATCGTTATGCGCGGCGATTATACGGAAGCGGAAATAATTCAGGCTTCTGTGTCTCAAGATGTAATCGACTCGGATGGTGCGGCTGATTTTGCAAGTAGCGCCCGCTATTATCAGTGCTGGTACAAAGTTAGCCCAATAGGTGGTCAGGATGGCTATTCAGGCTGGCATCATCCTCGTGATTCGCCGTGTCGCGGTGCATATTTCGCATCAGTTTTGCAATGGGATTAAGGAGGACTAACCCATGACAACTAACAACCACCCGGCGCACGGTCCTGTATCACTCGATCGCCTGCACCAGATACGCGAACACCTGCTGCATGATACCCAATACTCAAACGGCGGGAACAGAGCCTACATTCTCGCTGATGTATTGAAGGTGATTGATGGGGCTATTGCCCGCGAGCTGGTACGCCGTGAGCATGCAGCGTGGTCACAGGCTACTTTCGGCGATGTCGGTCCAGTTGGTCCGCTGAAGCACCTTTCCAAAGAAGCGCTCGAGGCTGCTGCTGAACCAGGCGACCTTAGCGAATGGGCTGACATGCAATTCCTGTTATGGGATGCGCAACGTCGTGCCGGTATCAGTGATGAGCAGATTACCCAGGCAATGATAAAAAAGCTGGCTATAAATAAGGTTCGCCAATGGCCTGAGCCGAAAGACGGGGAACCTCGATTGCATATCAAAGAACAGTCAGAGCAGGAGAAAAAATAAGAATGTTTAGCCTGATTCGGCGCGGTCAAATCTACACGGACAGTAGCAACTGGCCCGTAATTATCCATAGCTGTAGTGATCACTCGGTCCGAATTAAACGCAATGATGGCGAGCTGAGAACGATTAGCATCAAACGCTTTAACGAAGATTTTGAACGAGTGGAGCATGATGAGTATCGCAAAATATGTGCCGAAATAGAGCAGGAAACAAACCTGAAAAACCTACGTGCGATGCGTCGCGGCAAGATTACTGAATAGCCAAACAGGAGAATATTTAACGTGAACAACTTAATGATCGACCTTGAGTCCATGGGCAAAAAACCGAATGCCCCTATTGTCTCCATTGGTGCCGTATTCTTCGATCCGCAAAGCGGTGAACTGGGTCAGGAGTTTTACACCGCTGTTAATCTTGAAAGCGCTATGGAGCAGGGAGCGGTGCCGGATGGTGACACTATTCTGTGGTGGTTAAGACAAAGCTCAGAAGCACGATCAGCAATCTGTGTTGATGATGCGATGCCGATATCATCTGCCCTATCTGAACTGAGCCATTTCATTAATCGGCATTCTGATAACCCTAAATATTTAAAAGTTTGGGGCAATGGAGCTACTTTCGACAACGTTATATTGCGCGGCGCATATGAGCGTGCCGGCCAGGTTTGCCCGTGGCAATTTTGGAATGATCACGACGTCAGAACCATCGTCACATTAGGCAGATCTGTAGGTTTCGATCCTAAGCGTGATATGCCATTTGATGGGGTTGCACATAACGCACTGGCTGATGCCCGCCACCAGGCGAAATATGTTTCAGCGATTTGGCAGAAACTAATCCCAACCACCAGCAACAGCTAAAGTTTTCCCCGGGTGCAGCCGGGATAATGGAGAAATAACTATGAGCAATATTTTCCAGTTAGCTCCCAACGATTGGGTTTGTGAAAGCGTTTTGATCGCGGTTACTGGGCTCAAACCCGGAACCATCCTCCGTGCCAGAAAAGAATGCTGGATGATTGGGAGGGAGTATATCCACGTATCGCCTGACGGAAATCCTAAACCTTCCAGTGAGTGCATGTATAACAGAAAGGCTGTAGATGCCTGGGTCGCTTCAATGAAAAGCAAGCAACCAGGGTGATTTGATGCCATGAAAAAGGTAAGCTCGTATCGCTCTTGGGCGTCTGGAGGTAACACCAATGGATAAAGTCACATATCCAACAGGCGTCGAAAACCACGGTGGCACATTACGCATCTGGTTTAATTTTAAAGGTAAGCGTGTCAGGGAAAGTCTCGGTGTCCCTGACACCGCTAAGAACAGGAAGATAGCCGGGGAACTGCGGACATCAGTATGTTTTGCCATCCGCACAGGAACCTTTGATTATGCAACCCAGTTTCCTGACTCCCCTAACCTCAAGGCTTTTGGTGTAAGTAAAAAAGACATTACAGTGAAAGAACTTGAAGAAAAATGGCTGGATCTGAAACGGATGGAAATCTGCGCGAACGCATTTAATCGCTATGAATCTGTCGCAAGGAATATGGTGCCGAGGATCGGAGGTAATCGCCTGGTGTCAGCAGTAACCAAAGAGGAATTGCTGTATCTGAGGAAATATTTGCTAACTGGTTATCAGAATCCGACGAAAAACAAAGCCCCGGCAAAAGGGCGAAGCGTTGTTACTGTGAACTATTACATGACGACAATGGCCGGAATGTTTCAGTTTGCTGCGGATCACGGTTACTTAGAGGTGAACCCATTCGAGGGAATTAAGCCTCTGAAAAAAGCCAGGGCAGAACCAGATCCTCTGTCTCGTGATGAATTTATTCGCCTGATAGATGCATGCCGGCATCAGCAGACGAAAAACCTGTGGTCATTAGCAGTGTACACAGGAATGCGTCACGGGGAACTGGTCTCCCTGGCCTGGGAAGATATCGACCTGAAGGCTGGAACAATTACCGTCAGACGTAATTATACGAAACTTGGTGAGTTCACTCTACCGAAAACCGAGGCAAGCACAGATCGAGTGGTGCATCTTATCCAGCCCGCAATCAGTATCCTGAAAAATCAGGCTGAAATGACAAGGCTGGGCAGGCAATATCACATTGAAGTGCAGTTACGTGAGTACGGCCGTTCGGTGAACCATGAGTGTACATTCGTCTTTAATCCGCATGTGGTCAGACGCAGTAAGCAGGTCGGATTTATCTACCGGGTCGATTCAGTAGGCGACTCATGGGAAGCGGCACTTAAGCGTGCGGGGATCAGACACAGAAAGGCGTACCAGTCACGACACACCTATGCGTGCTGGTCATTATCAGCTGGTGCAAACCCTAGTTTTATTGCCAGTCAGATGGGGCATGCGAGCGCGCAGATGGTGTTCAATGTTTACGGTGCATGGATGGCTGACAGCAGCGCAGAGCAGATCGCAATGCTGAATCAGAAGCTGGCAGATTTTGCCCCATTGATGCCCCATAGCCACGAGAACAGTACGGGAGGATTATTAAAATCAGTAAGTTAA